AGTGCAGCATTATAAATATACTCACCAGAAACAAAAGTAAACGTACCATTTGTATAAGCTAAGGCTGGAACACCCGAAGGAATGGTTTTACCTTCATGCCACCCAGGATAGGAAATACTGACCTGAGCATTGAATGTAGTATTCTCACTCACAGAGAAACCATTTCTTTCCGCAAATAAACCAAGCGACGGCATTGGCTTATAAAATGGGCCAGTTTGGTTTGTCGGTTCAAAATCAATCACGTACTTGGCAGCTTTAGCCGCATCAGCAGTAGCTGGTACTGCCGCACCAGGTAAGTCCACCAATGAACCGAAGTCACTATTGAATGAATGGGAAGTCAGGGTAACTAGTCTACCAGCAACAACATCAGCAGTAGGAATAACACCCTTCACAGTTTTAAATCGATTAATCTCCATTATTTCCTCCTATTTACTATTTTTCTTCAAATTAATATATGCCTGTCCAAGCATCTTTGGGTTACTTGCACTATATTTTTGAGCAGCTTGGAGCACAGGAATTTTCATTTCAGCTTCAGCCTTTGCTTCAGCTTCTTTGCTAGCAAACGCAAGCATTTCTTGCACCATAAAATCTAAAGTAGACTCTGACAACCCAAGTAATTCTTCTTGGTGTTCATCAAAAAACGAGTCATCTTTGTTTAAAGGTTGAAACTTTTCTTTGATAGTTTGCATTTTGGCAATCTTTGCAGCTTGAGCTTCGACTTCTGCTTGGAATTGTTTTAGCTCTTCATTCTCTTTGCGAAGCTGCTCAAGTTCTGCTTCCAATGCCTTAAGTTTTTCTTGCAATTCTTCCATCTCTTTATTATCCTCCATTTCTGCCATTGCAAAAATCGGTGTTCTACCCTGATAAGCTGGATTATTTACCACGGCTGCGCCGTTAAAAACAACATCTCGAAGCACTTTAACGCCATTCTCATCTTCTTCTGCATGACCATAATTAACTTCCCAGCTAATTTGTGGTAATTCCCCACGCTCAAGCATGTCATTTAAAGTGTTAACGGCTTCTTCACGTTCTTTTGGCCATAAAGCGATTAATCCGACCAATTCGGCACTATCTCCTGTCTCTCTTTCAGAAAAAGCAGTAAAAGTACCTATTAGCTTTCCTCTAGCTTCTTTATGACCTGCTGGTTCTACATCCAGTTTTAATGGAGTAAATACACCTGTTTTTACAATATTTTGAAATTCTTCTCTAGGAATCCGCATATTATTACCGTTTTGGCGGTCATCAGTAATAACAGCTTCAGCCCAAACAAGGTTTGGATTTAAAGAGATTGCCGCTTCAGCTTCTTTCTTTAAATTTAAAGTTCCCAAAATAATCGTCATCTCTTTCCTCCAAATAAATATAAAGGGACTAATCTACCGGAATTAATCCCTTTATTAATATTATACCATAAATATGATAAAAATTGAATAATTTTTACTCAGTAATAGCAATTTCTTTTGATTGCTGACCAATTTGTGGTGAATTTGAGAAAGGTTTTGGGGCAAACTCTGGAATGTTCTTATCCTGCAATAATTTATTTTCTCTTTCCCTCTTGGAAACTTCCTCATCCCAATTAAATCCAAGCCACTTTGCGTAAGTTTCTCTGGAGAGATTGCCACTATCGTATAAGTCCATAATAGCAAGTCTAAACATATTGAAATCATGTAAATTAAGTCTATCAAACTTAATTATTGGAGTAGATTTTAATTTGTTCTCTGTAGCAATTGTATTACAAATGACTTGCAGCACCGGCAATAATTTTTCTCGAATAACATTCATAGTAGCTTCTGGAGAGATTACTGAATAATCGTTTGCACCACCTGCACCACTTCGTTCTGTTTCTCCAGAAATTAACAGAGAAGGTAGCCCAAGCCCCTGAATAATATCTTTATTTACATTTACATACTTTGAATCATTAAGTAGAGCTGTAACATCTGGAATTACCCATGCAATATTCACAGTATGGTTCGCAAACAGCTGGTAAATTCTTTCAATGTCACTAGAAGTTCCATTATTTCTCCAAGCTAGCTGCATTTTAAGAGAATCGAACATATATTCGTCATCTTCAGTAACTGGAAATTCATCTGACCCAACTTTTACCAACATAATAGCGGTAATAACTCTAGAAGCCAATGAATAATCCATACGTCTTAAATTGCGCTTATGTTTCAAACTTTCTAATACAGGATATAAGTATGGAATTGGGTATGGATTATCTGAAGTATAACGCCCTCGAATAACTAGAGGATTATTTAATTTCAGCTTAGTTTGTCCATCTTTAATCGCTTTTACAAATTCTGGATATTCTCTTACAAGTTCATTGTAAAGTTCTTTATCTTTTGTCCCATCTAAATAAGTACCGTTTTGTAAAATGAATGTAACCATATCTTGTGGGATTTTAATCCAATAAGTGGGGGAATCTCCAAGAATGCCCTGTTTTATTTCCACAGATGAAGAATCTCTAACCCACATGTGTGACGGTAAGTAAACTTCATCCCTACCCTTGATATTAATTATCCCCATAGATCGCAAATCAGATTTTGTAAATCTACTAAAAGAGATTTCAGGAATTACTAGCCCAGATAAAAGATACTCTAATGCTAAAACTCTAGCATAATCTGACAACTTCACTTTAATAGCTTCAAAAATACGCATTTCATTTTTATTTAGGCCTTCAGCATCAAAAGTTATGTTCGACGTAGAAATTTCAGTCAGCTTATTTATTACCGCTGAAGCTAACGGGTCATGTCTGTAGAAAAATCTACAAGTATTTACAATATCTTTATAAGCTGTTTTTTCTTCGAACTCTAAAATATCTACAGACCATGGTGATGTACTACTACTACCATTATAATTAAAAAAATTCAACTCTGCTTCTGCTTTATGTAATTTTGTCATCGTAACCACCTCGGATTAAATAATTTCTTTTTGCTAGTTTTTGTATAATTTATATATTCATTTTCTCTATGCCAAGCTAGCATAGCGCATAGCAAGGCGCTTGTAAAGTGGTCTGCGCCACTTTTTCCACCCCGCTCAGTTAATGTTCTATATACAATATCTCCTGATAATGTTTTAGTATAAGTCATTCTTTCAAGTTCTGTAACAAATTCCAAATCTTTCATACTAAAAATTAATCTATGAGAGTTTGCATATTCTTGAGCAACATTAACCGCAAGCGGTTTAGCTTTTTGCTTAATCTCTTCTCCATCCTTTGTTAAGCCAATAACTATATACGATTGAAAATCAATTGGGATTAGTCTTTTCTTGTATTCCTTATGAACATATTCTTTATCTTCTTTTAGATGTTGCTCAAAAGAAATTCCTTGACCACCTGCTCCCCTATCAAATCCGATTAGTACCGGATTATACTTTGTATCAATATAGTCAATAACCTTTTCTTGAATAGGGAATTCTACCTTTTTCATTTCAACTCTTAGCTCTGGGCGAAAAATTTTATCATCTTCTACAGAAAATAAAATAATTGCTGTCGGCTCTGTATACCCAAGGTCAATTCCCATAATAACCTTTTTCGCCCTAATTTCTGGTAAAAATGATAACCTTGAAAACACTTCTCCAATTTCTTTAGTATTCATTCCGTTTATTTCAAGCTTATAAACAGGATAGTCGTCTAATTGCATTAAACTTCTATCAAAAATTGAATAAGCATGGTTACCATGTCTTCCTAAAACAAAATGAGCAAAATCTTCGCTATCTTCTCCACCATAATCAATGATTGCTTGAGCATAATCTTGAGCAGTAAACCTGGGATTATCCTTAGAAGAGAATCTATGCCAACTATAAAATTCAGCTGTGTCGCAATAATAGCATACAGATTTTTCTCTGCGCCCATCCGGAACACCCGCTACCATTAGTTGCCACCCACTAGTAAATTTATTTAGTGTTGGTTGAAGTTCTAGCCATGTTCCCCAATTAAAGTAACCGCTTTCATCTACGATGAAGTATGGAGTATGCATCCCAATTACTGCTACACCTGTACCAGTTTGCCCCGCAATTCTGCATTTTAGTTCAGCTTTAGATAATAGTGTAATTGAATGTAATGAACCATTTATTCCCTGGGTTTTTGAAATAAAATGCTCTAAAAATAAATTTGTTCTAAAGCTTCGAATAAGCCCAGTCCAAACAGGGTTCAGTTGATTTTCTCCAGGAACTATATAACAAATGTAATCGTCCGGAAAAATATTCATTGTAAGTAACCAAGTCATTTTCTGTACTAGTGAAACAGTTTTACCTGCGGCACGGGCTGCGCAAATACTTACCAAATGACTAAAATCACATAGTATTTGCTTCTGATACCATGTTAATTCAAACGGTTCGTCATTTGGCTGTAAATCAACATTGTTGATAAATTCAGAAAATGTTACTGGATTTAACAAAATATTGATTAGTAAGACTTCATCAAAGGTTAATTTTTCTTCAATCATCTGACCACCAATTATCTGAAGGTAATTTATATGGAACTTTCATATAGTCCATAACTTCTTTATACCCTAGCTTTTCAATACAATATTTAT